CTTTAACAAGGGAAAGTCAAAGCAAAGAAATCTCTAATTGACTGAGGTTAGTAATTATAAATTACTGCGCAAACTGACGCTAACATCTTTGATTCCCTCTTAAAAGAGAAAGACAATTTTCGGTATGTCTACAGGGCTCACATTACTTGGTTTCAAACCTTCTCGAATACCTCGTAAAGAGTTCGTAACTTTAACTGACCCATTCATTGAAGAATTGATGAAGAATACCCTTCCAATAGGGATTCTACAAGAACTCGATGGATTTAGTCGAAGCTACTATAGTTTAGATGCTCATCTAGAATCTATTCTTAAATATGACAAACCCATCCTCTGTTCACCATCTACTCCTGAATGGACAGAAACTATCCGCGAAGCTCACTTATACTTCGCCAATCTACCAAAGGTGCAAACTCTATCTGCATCTTCCACTCGTAGGGATTTTGACAATGTCCGCTACCATGAAGGCACATCTGCTGGCTATGGCTACCTTGACAATACGTCTCTGAACCCTACTCACAAAGGACCCCGCACGGGCGAAAACTACCGTCGCGCTATTCGTATCGCTTCTCGAATCGTACACGAATGTCGTGAACATCATAATGCTGGAAAATTTAAAGAATATCTCCGGAATGCTATTGAGAATTCAACTCCAGACATCGCTTTCACTCGTACACAATTGATCGAACTTCCTGAAACTAAAGTTAGAAACGTCTTTGGTGAATGCTTTCACTACGTCCTATTAGAAGGACTCGTCGCATATCCACTGATTGAACAATTTATGTCAATCGACTCGTTTTACTTTATCGGAAAAGATCCAATTATTGGTGTCCCTAAACTAATCGATTCCCTGCCCGTCAACGCAGAACAGTTCGTAACTATAGACTGGTCATCTTTTGATTCATCAGTCCAACCTTACGAGATAGAACTGGCTTTCAGCCTCATTCGTTCTATGCTTATTTTTCCAGATTTGGAATCTCGCCTTGTTTTCGAATACACAGCAGCTTTATTTTGCGAACGCAAATTAGCTTCTCCAGACGGACGACTTTTCATGAGGAAAGGTGGTATACCATCCGGTTCCTACTACACTCACCTTATTGATTCTGTCATTAACTGGATTCGTATTAAGTATTTATTCAAACTCCACAAAATTCAAATCGCCTCGATCCACACTCATGGTGATGATGCTTTAGTCGTACCAGTCGGTCGTATCTACGACTTTGACTCTCTCGTCGACAAAGGACTCGAATTGGGTTGGATTATCAAGAAGGAAAAATCTCGTTTATGCTGCGAACGCTACCTAATCGAATTTCTCGGAAGATACTCCCATGGACGTGAAAATGCTCGTGACACAATGAAAACGTTACGTTTACTTTTATATCCCGAATACCCGGTTGTAAATCCTCGTATATCACTCGCACGCATCAAATCCATTGATGAAGACTCTGGTTATCGTGTCCCTTACTTACCTAATCTCGTATGTGCAATGCACTCTCGTTACGGTTCTGACACTCCCGAGCTCCCCATCCATTTTCGTCGATTCAATTTGACTGAATTATTTACCACTCCACTAGGAATTTAATTTATTTGTTATCTGTTTGTTAACTACATCACTCTTAATTTGTATCTTAACAGTTTACTTAGAATACTTTAGTTATAATTTATTAACTCTATTCTTTTAATTAACAATTTTTAAATAATTGTCTGTTTTGATTGTGCTCTAACGTTTGTTAGATGACACACTTATTTGTATGTGTTTAGAATCAACTAAACCACAAATTAGTCCAGGTTATCCAATCCTGACCAAAACTTCTCGAA